TCCCATAAAGATGCTGACACGGGTTTTCTACCTGGGTAGATAAGTGCGTATAATCCAACACACATGGCACCCATAAAATCAACTGCTGGATTAGCCATTTGTGTGACTACTGTTCGTGATTTTGCAAAAAGACCCATCGCGAACTCGCATATTCTCATTATATGTTTTCTGTTGACCAGTATTGCACCCATCAACAACAACATATTTTTCGGAGAAATCAAAGCTACGTCGCACATGTAATCATGTGCTACAGAGGCACATAACACAGCTATTGACCCCATTTGTAAAGGGCTGTAGTCAATAAGTGAGCTAGTCGTCGTGGCTATAGATTCCACCATTGCGCCAGATGCCACCTCCTTAAAAATAGCTTTAATATCATCCTGAGTCGTAGAGTTAACACTATTAATTAGTTCTCCAATCTTCTTGGACACATGATCTCTATCATGCGTCACGTCTGAAATAAGGGTTGCCATCGCAGATACGACCTCTTGTAACTTGTCGTTCGTATCCAGTACGGCTTCACCTAAATAATCGGGAAAAATGGAAATTAATCCCATTTGTAACTGCACAATATCAGCATCTTTGTGCAGCAACTCACACAACCATTGTGGCTTCAAAAAAGAAGCAACTAAGTTGCACATAGGGCACGCTCTCTCGTCTGTACGCAGATCATTGACGGTAGAGGTTACCCTTCTATATGTTATAGTGTCAGGATGTAAAGTTTTACATCTTGATAGTTTTTTCGCGCTTTGTAGTTCGTTAAAACATACTCGGCACGAGGGCTCATTTGTAATGTGTTTTTGTGTTTTTATTTTATTGTTGGTACCTTCATTATAGTCATCTGACTTAACATAACCCGACGCCGAAAGCACCTCTGGTGTTTCTCTAACGGAATGTGGTTTTTGTACTGTTTTGTTTAATGACTTTGCGTAATTCAACCTTGCTTTAGGCAAAGATGGCCCGTCGGCGAGTCGGTTCTCTAGCCCTGTACAGCTCATCCCTTTTGGGGTACTGTCATGGGCGAGGCGCTCCTCAAGCCTAACGTTTCTCAATTTGCTAAATGCTACGGGATCACGACTTGGTAGTGTGGTTACTTGCCCTAATACTGGACTTTCGCTCAGACTACTTGAAAATAATCGGTTTTTAACAAAAG